TTTTTTCCACTCTTGTCTAATTTAGTTATACCGTTGTATAAATTTGTCTTATCTTTTGGAGACAATTTAAATCCAGGTAAAATTTCTTCTTTTTTGCTAATATGATCATTTAAATCCTCTAGCCATTGCTTATGTGCCTCAACTCTTTGCTGTTGTTCTTGCTTTTGTCTTTCCACATAATTTTCTTTTTCTGCCTTTTGAATATCTTTCAAAGAGGCTAAAGCGTCTTGCGCTTCTTCTAAAAGAACTCCAGAATCCTCATATCTCTCTATCTTCTTTTGAATTCTTTCTTGAGACCATCCCGATCTTGTAAGAAGATCTTTAACCAAAGCTTTTTGCAGACTTGCGTCTTTTTCAACATTAGCTTCGTTTAGAGAATCATAAGTTTGTTCTTTGCTAGACATCTCTATAAGATTATTTAAAGGAACTCCTTCTTCATAATTATCTAGTAAATATCTAATTTCAGGTGGCATCGATTCTTTATACTCTGAAACCTTATTAGCCACTGATTTTTCTACTTGACTTAATAGCCAATCCTCAGAGCCTTCAAACTCGTCGTCTTTAAAATCTATAAGCCCAGCATCTCTTTGCATTGATGCAAAAACGAATAACGGATCTTGTCCGTCTTCTTCTTGCTCTCCCTCTGTTGCATCGCTTGCAGGAGCTTCTTCTTCCACTTTCTCTTGCGGAACTTCTTCTTCTTTCTCTGCAGCAGCTTCAACTTCGGGTTCATCTTTCTCTTCTACTTTAGTTGGAATTTCATCAACCTCTTGTATTTTTAACTCAGGGTTAAATATACCTGGATCTTCTGTCTTTTCCTCCGTGGCTTTTTCCTCTGCCTTTGGCTCTGGACTAATATTATCCAGAACGCTCAAATCTAATCCTTCTAACGGATTTTCACCTATTGCCATAATTAAAATTTAGTTATCAGTCAACAAAAATAAAAACTTAATATTTATCTGCAAACTTAAAATACTTCTAGACACAATTAAAATAAGTCACCTATAGCTAAAATATAATTTTTAAGATTATACTTTTATTTAGAAGTTGGCTTTTTTCTTAATTGCTCTCGCTTTATTTGTTCGTCTGCTTTATTTTTTCGTATAGTTTCTTGATGCTTTTGTCTATCCAGATCAAGCTTTGCCATATCTATACTATCTCTCACTTCATTATTATTAGAATCATCGTCTATACGAGAATCCTGAGATTTAGCCGCTAGATTCATTCTGGCTATCTCCAGTTTCGTGCGGTTGTCCTCACTGTTGCGAGCATCTTCTCTATTCTCTTTTTCGACGTCGAATTGCATTTGCATTTGTTTTTCTTGCTGCTGCACTTGCATTTGTTGTTGTTGCAGTTGCATTTGCTGTTCTTGCATTTGCTGTTCTCTTGCTCTAGATTCTGCTTCAGAAGCTTTGATCTTATTTCTAATATCAGCGATTGAACTTGAATTATAAATTTCGATAACATCAGATATACTCATTTTATCATTTTGGAGTGCTGCCTGCGTTAAAGATTTTAAAGCTTCTAAAGCTTGTAGATCTTTAGATGCATTAGATACAAACACACCATACTCTGATGAGGTAAACTTATCACCCATCAAACTAAATGTAACTGTAGCTAAATCATCTGTTACGTATTGGAACTTTTTAGTTTTACCAGAATAAACATCTTTTGCTACATCTAGTAAAGTTTGCAACACTCTTACTTTTGTGTTATTATGTACCTCATACCATTTTTCTGTAATATGAGAAGATTGAGTTACAGCTCTTTCTGTAGTACCTACAAGTTCAGAAGATGATATTGCACCCATTCTTTGTGGTGTCACCCCTGATAATTGCTGTATTTTTTGTTCTGTAAACTCTAGTAATTGTATATGTTGTTGGATATAATTACCAGTTTCCATATCCATCACTTTGTTTTGTGTAGATATATTACCTGCTAATTTACCAGTGGATTGTCCTTTTTTACCTTCGTTAAAAGAATCAACAAAACCAAACTTCATTGATTGTGCGTAATACATCCACTTTTCTATTTCCCATCCGTCAGGAACTAGTGACAAATCTATAAGTGCAATTTTACCTTGGTTAGCTGCTATTGCTAATTCTAACCTGTACCATAAAGTTATGTACATGTAAATCCAAGGAACTAGTCTGTCCATTAAAGATACAGACTGAGAATTGTTTGCATTATAAACTGTACCTACATATCCAGATTTACAAGAAGAAAGATTATCTATTC